TTAGCTCTGCGTTCCGGTAAGGGGCCAAGGCTCTTGCTGCAAGCGCTGCAGCGCTTCCAGCATGTCGTCATGGTTTATCGAACGCTGGGATTTGGTTCCTGGCGGCCGCCCGCGCTTGCGCGGGGTCCCGTCAGTCCGCGGCACAGATTGGGACCTCCGATTGTCGCGCTTCTCCTGAACGTATTGCGCCAACTGCAGCACGTGCCCGAGGCGCTTGTTGTCCACGATTGCACCTTGGTCGACTTCCGAAAGACGATCGTAGGTCGTGTAGGGCAGGGCAGCGCCATTTGCCCGCGGCTCAATCGTGCCGTCCGGGTAGTGGTAGACATCGATGTAGCGTCCAGCCAGCTTGCGGTGTTCCAGCGTATCGGCCAGCAGGTAGAGCATCTTGTCGTACTGAATCGTCAGGCTCTTGGACACACAACGTGGCTCACGCACGGTGAAGATCAGGTCCAGGTTCTCATCGGATCGCAGCGGACGATGGGCGTTATGGCTGTTGCGCGGCACTTTGGCAAAGCGCGAGTTGTAGTCCGCGATGAACTCCGCCATGAAGGCGTTGGCGGCCTCCATAGTGCTGATCTTGCGCAGGCGTAGTTCCTTGACCAAGCGGTCTTGCAGGGTCAGGTGGGTTCGCTCGACGCGTTCCTTGGCGTGGCTGCCGATAGCGCAGCGCCAAGCGTCCAATCTGGCGCCTCGTTAGGCCGAGAATCTCAGCCGCGCGCCAGACCATCAGGCCGTCGTGCAAGACGGCCTCGATGACCTTGCAACGGTCCAGTTCCCGCATTCCCATGGTGATGGCGTCCGGTCGTGTCATGTCGCGCTCCAGCCAGGCTGTGAGGTACGACATTTCAATCTAGCCCAGGTACGACATTACAACTTAGCCCTTACAGATTAAATGCCAATAATCTATCGTTAGGTAAGAGGCATAAAAAAACCCGGAGAGCCGCATCCAGCAAGGCTTTCCGGGTCAGTTAGGATAGTGGACAAAAAGTACAACAACAGTCCACAGGGTCCATGTCAATTCGCACTGCATCACGCCACGTATTCCCCTCCGAATTCGCAGCAGCTACCGCAGGTTTTCCTGAAGACGTTATAGCACGTTGGACGGGTAGACACATCAGAACAATCCGACGCTGGAAAGCAGGGCACCGCCCCGTACCCCGATGGGCATACGACATCGTCATGTTCCGGACGCGGCAAATGGACCTGTTCTAAGCCCCCTCTATGGGCCGCTCATACCACTGATCAGCTGTAGCCAGCCAGAAGCACCCGCGGCCGTGAGACACATAGCTCGAAATGCCTTGCAGGTTGGCGTTATCGCAAATCCAACCGAACGCGAAGCGCAAGGCATCATCGAGCGATGCGAACTGGCCCGACACGGGCAGCGCGATATCGATCCCACGCGAAGCCCAATAGCGTTTCGCATTCAGCTCTGAATCCTCAGCATCCTTGCCGATGTACTTCGAGATATAGGCCGCGAGCTTGTGACGAGGCCACTCTTTCACCTTGCCAGCGTGGTTGCCCTTGGGGTTCTGAACATCGATATTACCCATCCCCACGCCTACGACCTGATGCCACAGCGCACGCACAACGTCATACACCTGCCGACCATGCACAGCTAGGTGAATGTGCCATGCGCCGCGTTCCTGACGCTCTAGCACGGCCACATAGCGCCACTTGTCTTTGCCGGTGCGCTTCACCAATCGGTTCATGAGCCGCGAAAACTCTTTGAAATCGCTCTCGACGCGCTCTCGATCCTGAACATTCTCCCGATACGTCAGAGTCAGCAACCGATCAGCCATGATCTGCTTACACAGCAGCCGCACACGCTTACGAGCCCGCTGCACAGCCCGCTCCCGATTCTTATCCTCGTTCAGGGATTCGCCACGCTTAGCTTTCGGCATGGGCATCACGTTGATATCACGGAAGACCTTCACCGGATACCCGACCACCTCGACCTGGCCACCCGGTAGCGTCACGCATTTCACCACCACCTCTTCACGGACATTAGGTGTCGTCAGTCGCTGCGCAACGGCATCAACATAAGAGTCAGAAGCACCCGAATCCTCGTCATACCACGCAAGATCATCGTGGTTGATTTCCTGATAGGCATCAGCTATCGTAAAGCCATCCATGGCGAACGCTCCTAACGTTTCTCGCTGTGGTCACGTCCCCGGAGGATTGCAGTCCTCGCGGGGATTTTTCTTTTCTGTCGGCAGCGTTTGCCGAGTCCCGTTTGCTTAAGTGTCAGTGATACAAGTCTAGGGGCGCGCTTCGCGCGCCCGCGCTCATGCCGCCTTACGGCTGGCCTTGAGCGCGTGGGCCAGCATTCACGAACACATCATCCTGAGCCTGTGGGGCAGGGTGTAGGGCCAGCAGGAGAGCTATGGCAAGGGCCAGCAGCCATGCCGCTACTCCTACCTGCATTGCCTCGATCAACACACCTACGCTCTTTCTGATCGTTTCCAGCAGCCGTTTTCTTGTCTTCATAACCCCTAACCCCTTGGGCGATTCCTTCGGACCGGGCTTTCGCGCAAGCGTCGAGCCTGGGTCTCGCTCCATTCGGACATCAATCCCTATCGCTTTCGCTCTCCGAGCGACCAGACACCTTTACGGTTTCTGGACTTCCCGAGAAAAACCTAATCAGTGTGCTTCGCACATGTGGCGCTCGCCGCGCGGCGTCCCCGGTCAGCCAGCCGAGCGTCATCAGCCCGCCGAGCCCGCCGTCCCTTTTTCGAACATAGTCCACTCCCTTCGGACTTTCGCGGCATAAACGGCCCGCTCCCCATTTCCGATGAAACCGGAAACGGGTCCCCTCCATTTATTCCACGTTCCGAAGGGAGCGGCCTTGCATGTTCGCGGGACGACGAACTCAGCGGACTGATGCCGAAGCAGCTTCGGCAAGCTTCCCGGAGACAAAGACGCCGGGACTCAGAATCTAGCGGCCCGATGACCTTAAAGGCGGAAACCATGAACCAACTGACCCTCTCACTCATTGGCGGCTTGTGCAACGCACCTCTGTGGTTCGCGCTCCCGCGCAAGCGTCGATCGACGCGCGCCAAGATCACTTTCTCGCCATGGTCGCAACTCACGCTCAAGCTACCTATCCGCAAGCTCATCCGCAGTGGCAACCACTTCGTATGGACACGCAGCGACGGCAAGCAATTCGTTTGCCGCACGATCCGCCAACTCGTGGCCCGCATCATGGATTGGGACGGAAAACTGTTGCAGGGTCTGCTGAAGTCTGCGACATCGCAAGCGAACGCGAGCCGAAGGCACCATCGCTAGGCGACCGCGTATCGAACTCACGGAAGTAACCCTTCGCCGCGATAGAGGCGCACATAGTCTTTTCGACATCGAGCACTGTCCCCTGATCGGTGTAACAAGTGCAGTGACCCTTGCCAACCACACACCCCGCGACCACTGGCGCACGCATCGGTTGCGTGATCGCGTCATACACCGGAGCCGTGTGCGGCAACCCCAAAATCCGCGGCTGACGTTCCGCGATGTACTCATCCCGCGTTTTCTTGCGCTCCGGCGCAGCAGTCCCCGGCATCAGCCCACCAGCACCCTTGTCCTGGGCGGACTTCGCCCCTTTCTCCGCAGTCGGTTCAAAACCCATCGCGGCGAAATGCCGATACCCGAAGAAACCAATCACAGCGAGCACGACGAGCAGGGCAGGGATCGTGAATAGCTTCAGCGGAATCGAACGCTTCACCGTGTGCATCGTGGCCGAACGATACTTGCCGTAAAAATCCTTCGGCGGCACGAACGGTTTGCGCACAGCATTCTTGCGAGCGAAGTAATCCTTCGGGTTCTCCGCTACACCATCCTGCCACTCGAAACACACCGCCTTCGTCATACCGAACGGGCGATGCATGTGCCAGTGCGTTTGCACCAAGCGACGAATCTTGGCCTCGAACTGCAACGGGGCTTGCGTGACCAAGTACAGATCAAAACCACGATGCCGATGGACCGCAACCTCGGCATAGTGCTTCGGCAATTCCTTGCCCAACGGCAGCGACGGAAACGTGTTCTGGCACTCGTCCAAAACGATGATTGCCCCATCGGGGCAATTGATCCAGTCCGAGCCTTTCTCCAGCTCTGTCCACCCCTCCAGCTTCACATCAGGGATGCCATGGTAGAAGACCGGACGACCCTCCTCTTTGCGACGTTTTTCAACCGTAACCAGCGTGAAAAACGACTTGTAATTCCCCGGAAGACCAGTAGTGAGATAGACAGGCATGTCAGCCCCTTATTGCGAATCGCCGCCTTTCCAAATCATCTTGACCAACGAGCCGTTGAACACACCGCCCAACGCCGCCTTGATCGTGATACAGGAAAGAATCAGGTTGAAGGCTGTCCCAATGCCAAGCAGGGAAAGCATTTGAAGGATCTGTGGAGGCAGCATGACGATCTGTTGATCGATGATCGTGACGAGCTTGTCAAACAAGAACTGAATGCCCTTGTACTGAACATACCCAACGCCCAAGGCAATCAAAATCTTCCCCACCATGCTCCCGATGATCGAAAGCAACACACCCCACAACAGTTGAATCGCAGCCGCCCACATGGTCACCCCTTCGAGTTATAGCCAAACAGAATCCGAGCACAGAACAGCGCCGTACACAGCAGCACCACCGCTCGAATCCAAGGCGCGTAATCGCACACCGGCTGAAAGGAAATCTCTACGAGCGTATCCAGCGGACGAAACACCAGCGGAGCAGGGCACGCACCACTCCCGAACCGATCCGTGACATTGTTCAGCTTGTCTCCCACGTCCACCGTTTGCATGCCGCCCGTGGCCGCTATCACACCGGCACGGCCCTGATCCTTGGCAGCCTCAGTCGTGAACAGATCACGCGCAGGATCGGCCGCCTCCGCTTCGCAATTGCGCTTGTATTGCTCTTTGGCCATCGCGCACTGGATCGCATCGCCATTGCAGGAAAAACCGGAGCCACACCCGCCGGAGAACATGGAGTCACCATTTTTTCCGCCGCCCTTACCACCACCGCCGCCACCGCAAAACGAAACCGTTGGATTGTCTTTGCAGAAGCCATCCAACGACCCCGTTGTCTGTGTCTTTGTCCCATCCGCATGAGTGACCGTAGCAACAACCACAGACACGCCGTTGATATTGCCGATGTTGTAATTCCACGTTTCGGTTTGAGGCGCAGCCTGGACACCACTGGCATCCGTGTTCTGCGTGGTCTTAGTGTCTGTGATGTTCACCTTGGAACCGGGAATGGAACCCGGCCCCGCGCAAACACCAACCCCGTTGACCGTACCGTAGACCTTGCCTTGATCGGCACAGGAAAGCGGGGAAGGGGGGACGTCCTTCGTTTCGTCGTACATCACCGTATCGATGACATCGTAATTGGCAGTCGTGCACGCCTGCCCTGTAGCAGCCCCCAAGCGACCACTGTACGTATAGCCCCCACCAGCCTTAGGAAACGTCACCATCAACGAGCCGCCAGCATACCCACAGCCTTGCACACAGATCAGGCCCGGCGCTTGATCAGTCAGAGACGGACCCGTAACACCCGCACCACGATATTTGTTCAGCAACGTACCCGCGCAATCAGGCGGAGGCGCAGTACTACAGAACCTATCCCGAGTAGCTGCCGTATAAGTCGATGTAATCGTCGTCCCATCGGCACACCGAAGCCGCACAGACGTACCACTCGCATTTTGACCACTCGCATTCTTGTACTGACACGACCGCGTAGGACCTGCCGCGTCATAGACCACGCCGGTATAACCCGTACCAGCCGCCGCAGCAGCAGCACTACAGGCAGCGTCCTCCGTCGAGTAATACACGCCCAACGAACCCGCAGTGAAATCCTTAGGCGGGTAACCAGTAGCTGCCCGCCCGTCAGAAGCCACGATTAGGCCAAAGGCAGTGACTACGGCCAGTAGCACACGAACCCGGAGGCGATTTGTCGAGAGCAGAGCAAGCAGTGAGCAGAACACAGCAGACCCCGATTAGCGCATTGCGATAGCGAGACATACGACCAGAAGAATGACTTCGTATGTATTGAAGATGGACGCGGTATCCATAGTGAGAGAAGGGCGCCGAAGCGCCCTTTTTCAGATCAGCCGAAGAAGGCCGCTTTCGCCCACTTCCAGGCGACGGCGATGCCGGAAACCGTCAGCATCACGCCGCCAATCACGGCCAGTGCACCACTGATGTCGGTCTTCGCCTGATTGGCCGCCGCGCTGGCATCGACACCGCCAGACGTTTGCGCGAAAACCGCCGTCGCGCTCATGGCACCGGCAATCACAGCAGCCTTTGCCCACTGTTTGGCCTGCTTGGACTTCACAGCGTGGCGCACGCCAGCCTCGATCTGTTGCAGATTGAACTTCATAGATAGCTCCCGAAGGGTTGAGGAAAAAAGCGCTACGACCTCTCCGAAGTCACAGCGATTTTTTCCCGGTCGATCAAACGCTGTACGCGCTTGAGAAAACGGTGTTGCCAAATCATTGCTTTGCGGGCATTGCGCTGACGCGATTCCAGCACCGCGAGCCGATACTTCGCCGACCAACGCTTACGGCGAAAACGCTCTTGGATTTCCTCGCCAGCCATGCGCACCAGATGCCAGCACAGGTATCCAAGGAACGCGGAAAAGAAGCTGCACAGCACCACCGCAACAGCAAACTGCCTCGACATTTCAACGATCTGTTCAGTAGTGAGATTCATATCAGCCTCGACGATTAAGGAAGAAGTCATTCATCAGACGGATGCCCCAAGCCATCATCATCACGGTCACGATGACAAGCATCCAGTCCGCTTTTTCTGCGTTAGTCAGCCTGGGAACCATCGAGTGCTGCGCCAACGCTGCATCGAGATCGATCGGTTGTGTTTGACACGCCTGAAAATCGGCCGCGTTGATCGGCGTAGCAGAGTCACAGACAAGGACGTAGCGCATCACCATGCCCGCCCTGCACGATGACTCAGCACACTGAGCAAAAAGGCCGTCACAGCGGCACCGATACATGCACGAATGAACATGGCCGGGTCCATACCAAACGACCAGACCAGCGCGTACAGGTGAAACCAATCCACCGATAGTCCAAGCAGCATGAGAAGCACTGCATCAAGTGCAAAAATCAGTGCCATCGTTCCATCCCCTTTACAACCCTGAACACCTTGGGCGATTCCTTCGGACCGGGCTTTCGCGCAAGCGTCGAGCCTAGGTCTCGCTCCATTCGGACATCAATCCCTATCGCTTTCACTCTCCGAGCGACCAGACACCACCATCGGTTTCTGGACTTCCCGGTAAACAAAAAAGAGGCCGGCGAACCGGCCTCAAAAGAGCAAAAACTTAGGCTGCCTTTTTCTCGGGCACCGGAGCCGTCCCAGTCATCCGCACCGGCAGCAGATCCACGATCCGCACCGTCACCTTGCCCTCGAAATTGGTGAACGAGAAAACCGGTTCGTAAGCACCCGGCGCAAGACCACGCAGATGATCCGGAAGGTTGAGAAGGCCAGCAGTCGTATCCTTTTTGACCTCACCATCACGGTCCGGGTACTCCGCCATAGCGATGCAAGCGCCTTCCTCAATGTGATACCGATTACCGGTCTTACGAGCGACGCCTTCACGAACCGTCACGGCATGGATGTGGACCAGATGCTTTTGATTCATTTTTCTTCTCCGTCAGTGCCGGGGCACACATCCCGGCAGGATTTCGTTACAGGGGGGCCGGTTTACCCGGCGTTGTTTACCGCCTACACTGCGGACTGCTAGCCAGATGGAACTTAGTCACATCAGGCTAAGACGGAGCTTAGTCACATCAGGCTAGATAGGCCAATTGGAGTTATCTATGACATACACGGAGTTCATTGGAATGGCCCTCAAGGGCCGTTCCGTCAACAAAGCAGCGCGCGACATGGGTCTGCCGCAAACCGTGTTGAACCGCTACAAGCTTGGAACGAACCTACCTGGACCATTGGCCGCGCTGATTCTGGCCAAGGAAGCAGGCATATCCGAAGGCGCAGCACTACGAGTCCTGGCCGAAGAAGAAGCCAGCCGGAAAGGCTTGCTCGACAAGCTCAAACAGCTTTTTAAATCTGCCCGCAGAGCCATGAAATCGCGTTCCCGTTAA